CCTCATGTATGCCTATATAAAGTCCAGAACTAACTCACTGCGCTGTGTCATATAGGTAGTTTAAACGCATATACGAACGTTCGCAAGACCTTGTCTGAAAATATATATACCCCCGGGGTCTTGGATTTGAAAAGCATGGGGGGGTGTTCCTGTGGGGCTAGAGATATGAGAACGTTCTAATTGCAAAGAGCAGGTGGGGGTATGTGTGGATTAGAGCGTATACGTAAGCGGGTGGTCGCTCATGCACAGCGGGGTGTGGCGGGACGGTGGGTGAACGCCAACACCGTTTAAACACACAAGCCCCCTAGCGTTTAAACAGATCTGCTCTCCACGTCAGAGATACCAGTTGTTCTCTTCAACGTGCGTAGGTACTTGGCTAGTTCGCCTTTGAGTTGATCAGCACTGACTGCTCTTTCGTCTTTCACCTCTGCCTGTGTAAACAGACCCGATGCTTTGCCCAGTAGTTCTAGGCACTTTATTTTCGATCCCTCTTGCTTGGCGGTCTTACTCTGTTCCAACAGTTGTTTCATTACATATCTTTTCGTCGCTGTCATATCCTCCACTAAGTTCTCTGCGATCTCGCCCCATGCATCTTGCAACATGTCTTGCACCTTGGGATGTTTAAACAGCCTATTCGCATTGGCGCTTATCCCTTGGTCTGTGCTGTTGTCGTTTGGGTACGCATCCTTGTATGCTTGCTTGAGTGTCTTCCCCTGTACAACGCCATAGACAAATGCTGTCTGTGATGCTGTCAATGGTCTATACCTATCACTTGTTACCACTCCTCCATCTACTCTTCTTCTTGGTGCGTCTGCTTGAAGTGCCAACCGTTCCGCTTCGCTCAGGACAGGGTTTTCATCATTATCAATCTGATCAGCATCGTCGGTCTCCTCCAATGCCTTTAGGTACTCTTCCCTCGTTGTCTTTTCCATAGTCGATCCCCCTGTTGTTAACTTGCAACCTGACTAAACATACAGACTGTTGTTTTGTCCACACTGTTCTCATATACAGCACTATATCACTTATCCACAGGCATGTGCATAACTTCACTTGTCAACAGCCTGATTGTGAATAGTGTGGATAACTTATTAATACTAAACGTTTACAGATTGTCAGGAAGCCCCCTAATTTTCCTTGCCTATACCTACCCCGCCTAAATCACTTTAGACCCCTTCCTGAGCCTTTAAATCGGTCGGTGTAACTATAGTATTCAATATGTCTTTTGATTGCTTTTGTATTACTGTTGTCTACTACTAATAAGAGCAGACCAAAACCCCTAAACCCATCCTAATTAATACCCCTAAGGTTTACTCAGGTAACTATTGCAAGGTCTTTACAAACAGTATTACAATCCAACTTGGCACTTTCGCCAGACAGAAAAAGGATTCGCAAAATGAAGATTACAAAGTACGCACTAGTGGCAATGAACAAGGGAGTTATTGAAACGGTAATCAGTGGACACTTCTATAAGAGTGAAGCAGAGCAAGCACTTCTCAACTGCATCGAGGGTGACGATAGGGACGATCCCTACCAGTCTCTTGAGTACACCATCCTAGAGAAAAACGTCACCGTAAGTTAATACCGTGAAGCCCCTGTTGGGGGCTTTGCAGTAGTAATTTTGCTACTTAACTGGAGACCTTATGACATTGCCTAGCATCCATTCCACACGTGAGCAGTGGTTAACTACCGCCCACAATGAATTGCGCCCCGCCTTTGAGGTTGCGGGTGCAAAACTCCCCTCTAACATCCGTCTCACTTGCGGATTCCCCTCTGACGCTAGACGATCAGGTGCTATCGGTGAGTGTTGGATCGACTCCGCATCCGCTGACAAAACCTATGAGATCCTCATCTCCCCTGTCATTGCTGACCCCCAAAAAGTATTCGAGGTTGTGATACATGAGTTGTGCCACACCGCCAAGGGGTCATTCAATCACGGTGTCAACTTCCAAAAGATAGCAAGTGCCATGTTGCTCGAACCTGTCAACCCCGCCAAGCGCAACGCATGGGGTGCGACCAAGTCTGCCAACGGTTTCGTGCAAGCCTACGGTGAAATTATCGACTCACTGGGTGCATACCCCCACGCTGAGTTGTCATTCAACAATAAGAAAAAACAAGGCACACGCATGCTGAAAGCCTACTGCCCCTCTTGCGGGTACACCGTGCGACTGACCTCGAAATGGGCATCCTATGGACTGCCTACATGCCCAGTCGATGGCGATCTCTTCACCGTTTAAACATAGGAGTAATGACAATGAATGCAAGCACACGTAACACCATCCGCACTGAGATATCTCGCATCCCTACCGCTGTCCGCAAGGGTGCGATCAACATGTTCGGTATCAGGGGCAACATCAACACCCCCATCGAGGAGATCGACGCACTGACCGACTACGTGGTTAACAGTAGCGCACCCCCTAACGACACTATCGGGGTCATCCGCAAGGCTACCCCTGTAGCACCCCCTGTGAGTGGCACTGACCCCGCTCTAGGCGCACAACTGGACGCAACGTCCGCTGTCGCATCACGTGCAGAGACAACCGCCCTCGACGCACTGCAAAAAGCCAACAGCGCACGTGCCGATGCAATGAGTCAGATCAGCACACTAGCGAGTTTAGTGGTTGACTCCCAAACGGCACTGGGCAAAGTGCAATCCCGACTTGACTCTGCGGAGACCGCCATCGGGGCAGTCAACATCGATGATGATGCGATCACACGTGCTGTCAACAAGGTAGTCGCTGACGCATTCGCACCGTTCAAGACGGCAGTCGAGACAGCGGGTGTACAAACCACTGTCGCTGACATTGCATCGGTGTACGTGACCGATACCAAGTCTGCCAAGGACGTGTTCGGTGTCGAGGTGCTAGACCCCAAGGGCAACCCTGTGATGGTTCGCATTTGGAATGACCCCTCTGCCCCCGCCATCGATCCCTACTTTGTGTGGACTGAGAAGGTCTTGCGTCACTTCCTCTTGGCTGACGTGACAGAGTCCCCAGTATGGATGGGCGGTGACAAGGGTACAGGCAAGAGCGAGTCCGCTCGCAACTTTGCGGGCTACACAGGTCGTGCGTTTAAACGCATAAACTTTACCAAGCAAACGCAAGTGGAAGACTTCATCGGTGCGACAGGCTATGACCCTGTCAAAGGTACTTACTTTGAGAAGAAAGATTTCTTAATGGGTTATGCCCATCCATCCACTGTCATCCTCTTGGACGAGCCAAGCAACCTAGACCCCGCCATCTTGGCGATCTTGAACGGTTTCCTCGAACCCAATAGTGCGGTGTCTTATGGCGGTCAGGTGCATAAGCGTGCCACTGGGGTGCTAGTGTTCGGTGCTGATAACACCCTTGGTTCGGGCGATGAGAGCGGTCGCTATGCGGGTACAAAGGCGATGAACTCTGCATTCATTGACCGCTTTGCACAAGTGATCCGCATGGATTACCTACCCCTCGACGCTGAGATCGACGCTGTTGTGCGTCACACTGGATGCACCAAGGATCTCGCCAAACACGTACTCAAAGCGGTGCGTGTGGCACGTCAGAAGGTACAGAGTGCCGACATAGTGGACGCACCTAGCATCCGCTCTATCGTGGCATTCATCAAAGCATTGAAGGTCTTGCCTGTGAAGGATGCGTGGGATGCGACTATCGCCAACCGCCAACCCTCAGAGTCGGCTACCGCACTGGAAGCGATCCGTGTGGCATGCATCGACGAGACCTTTATCTCTAACAACATCTAAGGAGTACACAACATGAAAGCACGTTTAAACGGGGTCGAGTTTCGCAAAGCCATCGAACAGGCTACCCACAAAATCTGTAAGGAGTTAGCCCTTGCCCCAGTGACCGTGGCATGGGATGCATGGACACCCACTGCCAAGATCAACAACTACGGTGACATTGTCTTGCACAACGTGCGTGACAATGCAGTGATCACCCGCCCAGTGTTCGAGCGTTATGTCGGGTTCATCTTGCACGAACTCTTGCACCGCAAGTACACCGACTTCCAAGTCGGACGCAATGAGGGTCACTACATCCGCTCACTGCACAACGCACTGGAAGACGCAATGATCGAACACCGTTGCATCGACGAAAAGTTGGTAGGCAATGCTGAGGGTCTGCTGTCTGCACTGATCGACGGCATGGTCGCTGAGTCTTTCACTCAGCCTGTCGATTGGACAGACCCTGTGCAATATCCCTTTGTGTTGGCTGTCTATGCACGCAAGCACGCATCACGCAAAGTGCCATTGGCTAACGGTCTCAAGCCTATCTTTGACGTGGCACGTGACCGCCTTACCACTGCTAAAACCAGTGAAGACACCTTGGCTATCGCCCTGTGGATTGCCGATCAATTGAAGAGCATTAACCCCAACCCTAAGCCACAAGGTGACGGTCAGGGTAAGGGTAAGGGCGAGGGTCAAGAGGGACAACCCACTGACGGTCAGCCCCAAGGCGAGGGGTCTGGGAAGGGCGAGAAGGGGTCTACAAGCCCCGATCAGGGCGAGGGTGAGGGTGAGGGTGCATCCGATGGTTCGGACGCTCCAGTGGGCGATGCTCAAAACCCAACGGACAGCGAGGGCAATCTCCCTTACGCACGTGAAGTCGAGCCAACTAACCAAGCCCCCGATGGTGCGGGTGCTGACGGCACGTACTCCAAGTCGAGCGGTCTCACTGAGTCGCATACCCGCAATCAACAGCACTATGAATTGAACGCCAACGTGAACGTGTCTGCCAAGTTACGGTTCGAGGTTCGTCGCTTGTTCGATAACACTGGTACAAGCGATCACCAAGTCGGACGCAAGTCAGGATCGGTCAACGTGCGTACCTTGCACACAATTCCATCGGGCAATGAACGCCTGTTTAAACGTAGGCTCGACGTTGACGGCATCGATTCTGCTGTTGTGATCGTGTTGGATGTATCGGGTTCGATGTTCAACTTCAAGCGCAAGTTATCCCCCATCCAAGCGGGTCTCAATGCATGTGCATCACTGGTCGATGCGCTTAACTCTGCACAAGTGCAGACAGCAGTGCTGACATTCGGTTGCGAGACCGCTGTCTTGAAACCGTTTGCCTTACCCGCCAAGAAGGCATTGGCTGTCATGCCCAACGTGATCTCAGGCGGGGGTACTAATGACTTCTTTGCAGTGCGATATGCACACGAGATGTTGCACGGTACAGATGCACAACGCAAGATCTGCTTTGTGATCACCGATGGACGTGGCAACCCCAAGGCAGTGCGTGATCAGGTCAGAGCGGGTGAGTCGCTTGGCATCACAACGATAGGGGTCGGCATCATGGCTGACGTGACAGATATCTATAAAAATTCGGTGATCGTTCGCAAGGTGGAAGACCTTGGTGCTATCGCATTCAACAAAATCAAATTGGTCGCATAAGGGGGACAACATGGAATACGAAATCAGACTCTACAAATTTCCCAATGGCACTGGGCAGTGGGAGATATGGGAATGCATCGACGGTGAGTGGGAGCAGATGTACGAGGAGACCTACACCTTTATCGATGAGGAAGATTGCGCCAATCAACTTACGCATGCACAGGCGAGTCTCCGATTCTTGGAGGTTAACCATGTTTAAACATATAGCAGGTGGTCAGTGGTTTGTCCCATCGACTGTCGGGTCAAAGGGTAACACCGTGTGGACTCAAGACCCTACAGGCGGGTCGATGATCGTGGCTGACTGCTCTAGCAAAGCGATGCC